CCTTATTAATAAGTGTTTCGTTTGTTCCTTACAATGATATTTAGCACCTATTTGGCAAAAAACAACGTATTTAGCCTTGCTCATTCAGCATACTCGCAATGCGTTTTAGGAAACTGTGACAAGTTGCCATTTTATAAATAAAAGAAAACGAAGAGACTGAGCGGAGTAAAACATGGCAATTTGGAACAAATTAACACAAGCATACTTGCAAGGCAATAAAACACTATTCGAAGCGTTTATGCTTTCAGACAAAGATGGAAACATCATCAATACTTTTGGTGAAGCGGCTAATATCCCAATTGCTGCTGGTCTTGTAGATGGTTATTCCGCAGTTCACAAGTTTGGGCTTATTGATGGTACAAACGATACAAGTTGGTCTACTGTATGGACTCAAGGTGAAGTTAACGGAAACCAACTAGTACCTTGGAAAGATGTTGCTGATGCGGGCGTTGTTACAGTTACTTCATCCCTTGCTGGTGATACCACTGATGTTACACTTGAAGGTTTAGATGCAAGTTATAATTTCCAAACTGAGACATTAACTTTAGCAGGTACTGCTGATGTAGTTGGAACTAAAACTTGGCATCGCATTAACCGTATGTTTATGGTAGAAGAAACTAACGTTGGCAATGTTACTGCTACGGTTGACGGTGATGTAGTAAGTTCTATTAAAGCAGAACGTGGTCAAACGCTTCAAGCATTCTATACAATTCCTGCTGGTAAAACTGGTTATCTTACTCACATGCAGGTATCTTCTAATAAAAACCAAGCTGTTGAAGCATCACTCTTTGTAAGACCATTTGGTGGGGCATTTAGAGTAAGCGGTGGAACATTACTATATCAAATGGAACACACTATACACTACTCTTCCCCCATTGTAATTACTGAAAAGAGTGATATGGACATTAGAATAATTGGCGCATCTAATGGTTCTGCATCAGCCTCGTTTGATTTAATATTAGTTGACAATCCAACTTAATTTTTCAGACGCCTCTCAAGCGCTCTTTTTACTTGTAACATAAGAGTTTCTTCAGTTTTGTTAACCCCAGACCATTGTGATCTGGGGTTAATGTATTTCTTGGTCTTCTCTTGGTGTTCCATATAGCGAGACAATGCTTTCAGTAAAGTAGAAAGCAACATACGATCTCTCGTAAGAACTATCTTCCTAACAATTTTATTCATTATTCACTAACTGATCTGAAATTACTACAGAAGAAGCTGGGGACAGGTCCTTGCCCAAATCCAGAGCCAAGGTTCAACTTTCTTGCCAATGCATTAGCATCAGTTTTAGTGAGAAAGAGGGGGATGATTGTATCCCACTCTGTTTCGTGAATGTGGTACTTTCTTCCAACTTGTTTAACTACGTAGCTCATGTGATACCCCCTGCGCCAAATAGGCTTTTCTTTCCATTCTTAGGATTACTAAACGTTGTCTTATCGAATATTGGATCGTCAAGACCAGCTTTTGTAATTGCCTTGACTGGTGTTGTGTTCGCTGTAGTTTGACCTTGTTGAATTCCAGATTGCGCTGAGTCTTCAAGATCAAAGATTGACATCTTAGCCCTATCAATACCAACGACGAACCTTCGATACCAACTAATATCACCCCAACGATTTTTCAATTGCTTGAACATAAGTTGACCAAGACCATCAAGTTCTTCAGATGTGATCAAACCAAGAATACAGTCGGCTGTGTGGGTAATACCCATAGACTCAGAAGTATTGGTAAGATCAACATCAGAGTTGCCGTAACCGTCACGGTTGAACTGCGAAGATGTAATTACAGCACAATCGAATTCCATAGCCAAACCACGGATTTCTTCAGCGATAGACTTGACTAAGGTATAGGAGTTTGCCGCCGCCGCACCTTTAATACGAGATGAAGCACAGATGTTTAGGTAATCGATCATGATGATATCAGCTTTGAAATTGCGCTTCATCTTAAGCTCATTGAGTAGATGACGGAAGTGACCCGCATGCGCTGAACCAGTAGGATATTCTTTAACAATAAGTTTGCCAGTTGATTTGGACTTGATGCGATCAATTCGCTTCTCGTATGTAGCCTTATCCATATCCTTAATCTCATCAACACGAATACCCATCATGTTAGCATCAATACGCTCTGAGATGCGCTCTTCAGCCATCTCCATAGTAATGTAAACAACGTTCTTACCCATCATCAAGGCAGATGCCGCCGCATGACATTTGACCAATGATTTACCACCACCAGTAGTCGCCAACAATACAGTCATAGACTTGCGTGGCAACCCACCCTTAGTGATCTTGTTCAAGATATCAATATCGAATGGGATACGCTCTTCTTTGCGGTGGTAGAATTCATATCGGCTTTCGTAGTCCTCAAGATAGTCGTGACCAACAGAAGTATCAAAACTGATGCCAAGGCTATCAGACAACATCTGAGGCAATGCACCCTTATCGATCTCTTTCTCTTCACCATCGATAACCAGAATAGCCTTTCTGATGGTATTGAAGAGGTCTTTGTCTTGGCAGAACTTTTCTGTTTCTGAAACAAGCCAGTCAGTGTTGGTATCTTCGTCACGCTTCAGATTTTCTACAGTAGACATTACTTGCTTGTAAGTCTCTTCGTTCATATCCTTACGCTTATCTAAAGAGATTTTAAGAGCCTCAATAGATGGTGCGTAGTTGTATTCATCCACATATTCACTGTAAGTAGAAAAGATTTTCTTGATCCCATGATCGTCAAAATAATCAGACTTTATGTAAGGGTAAACGCGGCGATAGTATTCGTCGTTGAATACTAAGTTAGATAATACTGTTGCTTCTATCATATCAAATTCCATACGGCTGAGTTGAATGATGGCGACCAATGAAATTAGCCGCCATCTTAAGGTATATAATATTACACGAATCGTGTAATGTCAAGAAAATTATTCTTCGTTATCGTCGATCAGTTCGTCAATAACTTCTGCACTTACTTCGTCATCACGCATAATTGCGCCTGATGCACCGATAGTAAATGAATCCTTGATATATTTACCAAAGTTTGTTTCTTCAAACATGTTAAGCCAAAAGTCTTTGTTGTCAACAATTTCCTTTGCTCTCATCAACTTGTCTGAGAGTACCACGCCAGTTTCTGGATCAATAGCTTCGTACCAACCCACTTTAGGCTTAGTTAGATAGCCACCCTTCTCAGCAACTTCCATAAGACCAGACCACTTCATAATACCGCTATCCCACGATACAGAGATTGGAATCTTACTCTTCTCTCGTACATATCGTGACTTCTCAATATTAATCACAAAGTGATAACCTTGAATTTCAGTACCTACTTTGTCTTGTTGACGTCCAATAATCCAGACAGTATCTGCACTATACATGATACCAGTACCACCAGACACAACCGCCTTAGAATACATCTCTTGTGTTTGATACGTGTGATTAACCGCAATCAATGGGATGTTTTTAAGGTTAAGGTGTGGTGTTACCATACGGAACAAAGACTTGATAGATTTAGCTCTGGACATGTCAGCAACTGATTTACCATCAAGTGAATCCTGTACCTCTTTCTTAGAAGCTAGGTTACCAATAGAGTCAACAACCATAACGATATTGCCATAATGTTTAGGCTCAATTTTATCAAGTTGTTGCATCATTTCAAACTTCAATTGCTCGACGTCTGTAATTGGAATGTGAGCTACACGATCCATGTCGATGCCAAAGCTTTCGAAGTATGCTTGGGGAGTACCAAACTCTGCGTCAAAGAACATCAGAATTGCATCTGGGTTCCGTTTCATGAAAGCACCTGCCATAAGTAGGGCAAAAGCTGACTTAAAGTGTTTGGAAGGTCCTGCTAAGACTAGCAGTCCCGGTGTCAAACCGCCATCAATACGTCCAGACAAAGCAACATTGACCATAGGAACCTGTGTAGGAGCCATGTCTTTCTTGCCATATACCTTGGACTTCATAATAGGGGCAGTCATTTTAATCGTACTGTTACTGACGATTGAGTTCAATAAATCATTCATAATTTAACTACCTTCTACTATTGATTTAAGTTTGCTCTTATAAGCCTCAATCTTTGCTACGCGATCAGGCCAATAAATTGTTGATTTCTCAGAGTTCTTACATAAGTTGTCCAAGAACGGTGTTACCGATTTAAATAATAGTTCTAAACGATATTCAAGATCGTCAGCGGCGAGTTTAGCATCAGTTAGTTGATCTTCTAACGTCTGCTTCTCACTGCTAACTCTCTCAATAGCAACCTTGGCTTCAGCTTCTTTCTCTTGAAGCTCTTCATCAATGAAGCTGAAACCAAAGTCAAAATCTAAAACCTCTTCATAGGTTTTATTAGCCATTCGCAAGTTCCTTGAAGATTGACAGATCATCATCATCGTCATCGTTCATGGACATTGACGGAGCCGCTGATTGCGCCTCTGGCATTACGTTTAGTGTTGGCTCTGGTGCGTCTTTAGCACCAAAGTTTGACATGTCGAGATCGTCAGCATCTTCCGCTGTAGGAGTAGAAGATGTGAAACCATCAGCGGCAAGCACACGATAGAACTTCGCTTTAAGTTCATCATACGATTTGAAGTTCTTTGGATCAATCAATTCCTTCAATGAATGCTCTTCGTTAAAGATGCGTTCCAATTCAGAATCATCATCTGAAATAGCAGATGGTGTGTCAAAGGTTGATTTATCGTAGTTAGGATAACCAGCGACTTTCTGAATCTTCAAGCGGAAGTTAGCACCTTCCCACATATTGAATGGGTCAGCCGCAGTTTCATCATCAAACTGTGGATTCATAAGCTCTTGAAGCTTACCAAAGATTTTTGCACCATACTGATACAAGAATACCTTGCCTTCATTCTGTGGGTTTGATGGGTCTGAAACCACCAAGATATTGGAGACATACTTCAAGCGACGTTTCATCTTACGTGCTTCTGCTTTGTCCTCTTCGATACCAGAGTTCCACAACTTACTGTTGTACTCTGATACTGGATCATCACGATCCAATGTAGTCAAAGAGTTTTCGATGTACCACAGACCTGTCGGTCCTTGGAAACCATGATCCCAAATACGAACAAATGGGTAGTCTTCTCCTACTGGTGCTGGTAGAAAACGAATTACAGCAAAACCATTACCCGCTTTGTCGCGTGTAGGCTTCCACATTTTACCTTCGTTGGGGTCTGAGTAACTCTTGCTTTGAATTTTTTCAAGCTGTGAGTTTAGTTTGCTCAATGAACTTGAGCGGTTCTTTTTAAGTGTATTAAAGTCCATGACTTGTATCTCCTAATTTTGCTTTTTATAGCGTTGTGTATGTTATATTGCGATGTATAGTGAACTAAGTCCACTGCTTATTTATATCAGAAAAAGTGTTCTCGAATAACTTTCTTGAACTTTTTTTCATCAATATTCAAGAAATTTCTGTATTTTCTTGATTGTTTAATTATATCATAGGCAACGATTTTGTCAAGTAAATTCTTTTCCCAGTAGTCAAAAATATTTGCAACGTGAACCAGAATTGTAAATGTCTCTAATGTTATCTGCCTTTGTAGATATAATGATATGATAATAGGATGCTGACCTTTAACTGAAACGAAGTTGGATTGCCAATCATCGTCTAGTTGGTTCAGATCATCTTTTACCACTCGTGTCAAAGATTCTTTCTTACGACGCCATTCGTTATAGCGTTGCTTGCCTTCATCTGAGATTATGTCCCTTACCCACGCTTTCTTGTTGTGGATAAAGTTTGCTAATATGAGTTCTTCTATGTTATCTTCTTGCGACAGTCTAAAGAACGAATACACGTCATTCCGTGTCCTAAAGCTTTCTACTTTAACATTGGTTTTGCCATTGTATTTGTGGTAATCAAACTTATCAGTATTAAAGTGTCTGTGCATTGCTTGATACATGCGATATGCATCAAACGATTCTTTAGTTACATAACTCCGTGATATCTCTTTCATCTTTAGCCACCATTTTCATCTTCACTGCCTCAGTTCTTACTTTTTCTTTTAGTATTGAGGACTTTTTAACTATGTCAGCGACTGCTTCTATCTCTAAGTCATTCTGACGTGCATATTCAATTAAAGCATCAATGTAATTGACGCCCTTAGATAACATATCTGATATTTCGTGATGAACCTTCTCAGGTGTTCTTGGGGAAATTGAAGGTTGTTCTTTATCCATTAAGAGATTTGACACCCGAAGTCCAATTCGTTGCGGCACTCTCTGCCCAATGAATAGACTTTCCTTCATAGAGTTCTTCTTGGATGAATTCTTCGTTAATGAAACAACGAATTCCCGATCCGTTGTCAGTTTTAAAATATTCTGCTCGGAGCGTTTGCCCAGCCTTTTCTACAATAATATTATCGCCTGCCATTTCACTTTCCTTAATGTTAGAGGTTGCCTTTACCTGCCCACAGCCTTCGCAGTAGTGTACAGTTATCTTGAATGCATGATTATCAAAAACTATGTAATCTATACCTTTACATATAGACATATTACCACAACAACCGTTAATTGTCAAGTTATTTTTCCTCGAATAGTACGTTGTTTACGTAATCATCCTTGTCTTCTTCGCTTATCCCCATAGCAAGAATTGACCTATGAAGATGTGGGTTTAGCTTTTGGTTTGAACAGTATTTGTTCAGTAATGGAAGTGTATCACGGTTTGATACAACAGCATGCTCTTCCATGCGTTTTAAATAGTATGTGACTAATTGAGATGTAACCGAAATGAACTGACCTAGCTCATCACCTTCTCGTATGTTACCAACTGCAATCATATCCTTTGAGAATATCTCTGTAGCCCAATCTGGCAACTCGCGTGGTTTATTCCATGATAATCCTTGCGTAGCCACATGCATATATTCATTGTATGGGTGATCGTATCCATGCAGTGGAGAAAAGTCCATAAACGATCCAGTGATCTTTTTAGGTCCTGCCACAATGTCAAAGCCCATGATTGGCAATTCTACACCTTCATTTGGAAAAATGTTAATATGCATCAACCACAAAGACTTGGCATCCTTAGGTTGGATGGTCTTTAGATGACACTTCCCAATCTTATCACTACGCCAAAACGTATCACTCCACCCCTCGAACTTCATGTTGTCGGTGTACTTGGGATTGTCGTATCGAACAAAACTGTTGTCGAAACGTTTTGTCAAGCTGCTGGCGTAATCGTTCAATTGGTTCCACAATGGAAAATTCATTTTTTGTTCTCTCTATAACCATTCATAAACTTAGGATAATTCGTAGATCGTTTGATCTTTTCATATTCCTCTTTGTCTACAACATGTGTTTTGATAACAACTTTATCTTCGGACATAGCATGCAAGTACATTAGTGGATCACCACACTCAAAATCGTACTGCAAGTCTTTAGTGATAAACATGTTAATATGTGTACTGTGTTGGTACTTATAATTAACAACACCTGGGGGTATTAATATAGTAGAATTGGTTGTGTTGAATGACCAGAATGCCTGTGTCTGATAGAAGTTGATATCAGAATTTGTTTTCAAAAACCATGGAGATAGGATTTTGATATGCACTTTTGGTGCAAACGCTTTGATAGGCGAAGTTTCTGGGTCATTGTGGTATGCCGCACCATAATCATAATCGGAATGAGGGAACTGTTTATAGATGCCTTTGTCTGTAGCTTTGACAACAAAGTCTGACCAAGCTGGGATAGTAAAGCTATGCTTGAGGTTATCAATCATACCAGGACATCTCTTGAATGTCGAAGTCTGTATCACCATCTCATTTTGGACGTGAGCCTTAGTAGGCTTCATATCTTTAAACCAATCAGGAATGTAGTTCACACTAGGAGCAATTGGTGTCTTAGCAATACATTCCTGATCAGTAAACGCATCTACTGTTATAGTTTTCTTTTTAAACTTAAATAACATTATTTGTTCTTACGTTCCCTACGCAATCTATTATACTCATTAGTCGTTCGAGTTTCTATGATAGTTTTGCGATCTCTGCGGCGATCTCTAGCTGTTACGCTTTTATGAATTCGCAACGCTCTATCTTTAGGTTTAAGGTTAATTTCTTCAGATGCTTGATCTTGCATTTTAGACTCTCCTTATATAGTATTAATATCTTTATTATATAACAAAAACTTCAATTTGTCAACTATTTTGACAACTCATCAAATAGCTCTGAGGCAAAGTCGAAGCAACGTTTAGCTTCGTTTTCCATGCCATCATGTAACAGCTTTCTGAACTCTTCGATAAGAACTTTAGTGTCCCCTTCAAATTCATACATGACACCCTTACCTGGGGTCTTGGCTTTGATTATCTGACCACCATGCAATTCACCAAAGTGACGAACGTACATATGTGATAGTAGACCGTCATTATCGTCTGCGTCTGCAAGACCTTGCATGTGTACCATACATTTGCCCACAGACTCAGGGTAATGATCGATATCGTCAAAACCATAGATTTCACCCAACTCTTGAATATCTTCAAGAATGCGTGGCGCTCTATAGATTGTAGTGAGATTGGGGGGAATGATCACAAGGTCTTCAAGCATCTTGTAGACTAGATATTGGCAGTTAAGAAACTTGTAATATACAAATGGATCGATGCCACCACTGATTAATTGCTTTGCGAACTTTCGGCGTTCAGCGGCTTGGTGATGCGCCCATGTGAGTTGTTTTAGTTTATTTGTCATAATAAATCCTCATGCTAAATGTTTGATTGTATTTATACGAAAACGATAAAATGACAAAGGGGAGAGCCGAAACTCTCCCCTATTTACCCTATAGAGTAAATTTGCAGTTTTTACTGCGTAGCGTAACTTAGAAGTTGAAAGCCAACGTTACAGATGGTGCAAGCACTTCTGTATTCAAGTTATAGTTTACTGCGCCTTCTACTGTCAGTTCTGTACCCATTGTGTAAGAACCACCAACGTTTTGCGTTAGGTCATCTGTGTCACCGTTCAAGTAACCAGTGATACCCATTACAGTAGCATCTGCTTCGTAGCTTGTCTTTTCGCTTAGAGTACCGTATGATACTGCACCACCAAGACGTACACCTTCAAGCATACCTGCTGTGTCTGCACGACCCGCAAGAACCCACTCTTGGTTGTCTACGTTATAGTCAGCCGCTGTAGCCACGTCAAGAATTGATAGGTTCATTCCATATGAGAATTGTACGTTTTCCAAATCTGTGACGTCTGTACCGATTGCATCAAAACCAAGTGCAACAGTTGCACCCATTGCTGATACTTGCAAACTTTCGTCAGCCATTGTTGGTTCTTCGATTGTACCGTTTACTGCGGCACTTTCTGTATCAAACCAGATGTTACCTTGGTCACCAAAAGACAACGTTGCCGCGCCTACAGTTGTACCAATGTGCCATTCGTCAAGTGCCAAATCATTTGCACTGTCTACCTTGAAAGACAAGCCACCAGTTGCTACACCAGAAGGTGCATTAACGTCGATATCAAAAGATGTAGTTGCTCCATACTTATCGTTTGCAGATTCTGCGATTACTGTTTCGATTGATCCGCTTACCAAACCTGATGGCAAAAGAGCCTGATCAGCATGTGCTGTACCTGCAAGAAGTACGGCTGTTGCTATCGTTGTTACTAGTCTATTCATTACATCTTTTCCTTTTATTGTTTATTTTAAAAACGACTTTTCTGTTGCTAGGTAAGTCGCCAACCCCCTTTGATCATGCCGCTAGGGCATATCCAGATGGTGCGAAATTTTCATTTGCATTTAGTTTAATTGATCTATACGCGATCACCCGATGAACTCCACTCAGCTATTCCGTCCGTCGATCCTTGTTCATCCCCATCAAAAGCACATCATCTTCAACCCTCGTGAGGTCTGTGTCTCTGCAAAAACACCTTATTGCAGTAAGGCGTAATGTGCTTGTGGTGGAGATGTGGGGTACTGCCCCCCAGTCCGATCCGTATTCACGTCACTTCAACGTTCACATATAATATATATAACAAAAAAGGCTGAAAGTAAACCCCTCAGCCTAATTGCTTTTTTAGTGTGACATATTTGTCAGATTTTCGTAGTGTCCTTAACGACATAGAATTTGGCATGTGGTTTCTTCATCGACAACTTAAGCGCCAAATCTTCAAGTGCTTGCTTATTATTACCACGTTTTCTGACGTATGTTTCATAATTACTCTCAACTACTAATTTGTAAGCCATTATATAGTCCTTTTAATTAAAATCCGTTTGGTACTAAGATGTAATGGATAAGTAGCACGATACCCAAGGATGCGCCAAGACCCACCATCATCTTCATAAAGTCTCGCCCAATCAGTGGGAAGACTGTCTTAAATTTTGCCTTGCCTGTGTAACTAGCCATAGCCAATTCACGCCCACAAAGCAATCCTACAAATACCCAAGTCGTTGACATTGGAATATCATTCAGTTCCTTAAAGAAGTATAGGATCAACCAATACACCAGATCGATGATTGTAGCAGATCGAACGTAGCGAGTGTTATGTTTCTCGACTACAATCTGTTGAATCTTACCACCACCTTCACGAAACATGAAGCCAAGCCCAATCACAAATACTGCTGTGATCATAAGCATTAATGGTACGTCTAACTGACGTGGTAAAAACACCGCGATGTTAGCCATATCGTGTGATAGCCAAGTAAACCACAGGAAGCCTGTAGTGACCCACTGAGCCACTCTCCATGCCGTTTTATGCTTTTCCTTGACAGGTTTTGCTTCGTCCAACAGGCGGCTTACTACAAGCCATATCAAATATGCCGCCACAGCCGCAACTGCATAACCCATCATTGACTTCATTAACATCTTTTCTAATACGAATGTACTAGCGAATGCTGATAGAACCAAGAATGATGTTGATACAGGGACACCAATACGTGTCAATGCTAACAAAACTGCGGGTGCTAATGCGTGATACCATTTAACTTCTTGAAATGGAATTTTGTTTAATCGTCCATAACTGATGTCTCCACCATTCATGTACCATCCATACCATAATGTATAGACTAGAACAGCCGATGCGGCTATCCACATTGTTCTCCAATGAAACTTTTCATTGTTTGATGCGATCCATGTACCTAATGTTTGTACTGAATCATTTGCTATTACGGCATAAGCGGCGAATATAAATCCTACCACCATCCATAGAGTGAGTGCGTCCATTTGTTTCTCCTTTGCTTGACAGTTTTACCCTGTCGCTCACATAAAAAGAAGAGGCCATCATTGACCTCTCCATGCACTTATTTAGGTTTATTTAATCAACCATGTTGTTTAGTGTTTCCATGATCTGTCTTTGTTCGAAATCTTGAACCAGAATTTTACCCAAATCAATTTTCTCAAAAATCAAATCTAGCATATCCAAAGCTTCTTGGTCGTTGTTCTTTTCAGCAACCCTTGCTTCATCCCAAAGCTCTCTCAACTGTTCATTAGTGACAAAACGGTTCATGTGATATTTGTGTATCATGCTACCTCACATTCTTGTGCCATTGACTGGTCAAGACGATCTGCGATTGCATCATAATCTTCTGCGATCATCATGATTTCTTCAATGATGTCTTCACGGCTTTTGCCAAACATCTCAGAACGACGAACTAGGCTACGCATGCGTTTTGCGGTTTCTGTTGCTACGTGAATATCCATTACACTTCTTCCTTTTCTGCTATATGCCATTCTTCAATGAAGTTCTCTAGGAACTCACACTGTTCTGCGTTAACATCTGTTTCAAACAAAAGCTCATCAGCGCTCATACTAGGCAGATTATTTTCTGCTAGGAACTCATCATATTCAACACATAATTCATCTATTGTTTTTGACATTCTATTCTCACTTTCGTTTTGATTACATATATCTTATGCCATATTGATTCGGGCTTGTCAACCCCCTTGGGTATAAAAAAGTATCTCAAGACCATCTTTTCTCAACTTAACACGTGGTTCGTTGATGCGATCATCATCGTGCTTCTTTTGATATGCGATATAGTTGACAGTAAGCTCTAATGCCAATAACTCTTTGAACATATACGCATCTTTAGTTTTGAGGAAGCCACGATACTCCATGCCGTTACCCATAGGAATTGCTTTGTACTCCATGGGTTCGATCTGTTCTGGTTCGCATTCCATACCTTTACGACGTATCGTGTAGATAGCACTGCGAATTATCTTTCGTATCATTGTGTCATATGCATTCATAAACATTATTCTACACTATAAATACTTGTTGTCAACAGTTACTTTTTGCTTGACAAACTTTCTAAGTCATGTATAATAGGGTTATCCCTTATGATATACAATAAGATTCTAATTAAGGTAAATTATGTATTATAGAAGCAGTGACGTCCCTTGGGTTAAAATGAACTTTAATGTTCCTTGTCATGATATAGAACAAGAATACTTATCAGTCAAAGAAACATTAACAATCAATAGACCACAAGATGGTCATAAAGACTGGTTTGCTGTATCTTTGTTCTTAAAAGATAATATCACAGAAGTAGGATTGAAATGTCCTAAGACTACAGATTTCATTAAGTCATTACCATATGATAAAATAGATGATTGTAGGTTTCTGCTTATAAAGTCTGGTGGTATGATTGCTGAACATAGAGATGTACCAGAACACAATTGGCTTGACACTCTTAATATGTCAATAACATATCCAAAAGGAAGTAAGTTCATATTAGATGGGAAAGAAGTTCCTTATCACTCTGGGGCATCATTTGTCCTTAATGTGCATTACCCACATTGGGTTGAGAACAACTCTAACGAAGATAGGTTGCATTTAATCGTACATGGTAGAAAGAAGAAGAGTTTCTGGGATAACGTATAAATAGACAAAAGGAGATTAAATATGGTACAACAAACAGTTACTTTCACACCACCAACAGATATCACTACAGATGAGGCTCTTTCTCATATTGCTAGTTATCTGCCTTCTGATGTATTATCTTTTCTCAATGAGCAAACTACAAATGGTGGTAGAACAACAACTACGTCGGTAGACTCAGGGACACATACTATTGTAACAAACTGGACAGATGAAGCCGCTTCTCAATACACTACTCTTATGGCTAATGTTTCTGCTTCTGCAAAGGCATCTTTGATTTCAGATGGTTGGACTATTTCATTTACACCAGAGACTGCCGATCTCTAACAATTAGAGTATATTATGAGAAAAAATGATTTTGAAATCGTTAATCCCGATTTCCTGTATAAAATGGATGAACACACTACCTTTTGTTTTGAAAATGAACCAAGGGGTTTCTTTTGGCATCCAATATACAAACACTGGATAATATTCTCAATGGACAGGCTTAAAGAAGCCTCAAAGATGAATGAAGAATTCAGTTTAGCAAAGACAAGCCCAGCACCTTTTGACCCAACACCACTTGGTGGTATATGGAGAGCAGGCTATGCTCTTACATTAAGAGAAGGGGCGCACCATCATTTAGCGAAGAAAGAAAGTCTTAATTGGGCTAAAAGACGTTCTGGTTTTATGTTAGACACTCTAAACGCCAATATAGACAAATGGTTTGATAAGATAGAAAAGAACAAACCGTTTGTGTCTTATGATATCATTGGTAGAATTGTTACAGATACTCAAATACAAACTATAGAATTTCCTTGGGCAGAGCTAGATGTAACAGAGGATCATGTCAAAGATGGGTTCCATGAATGGATGCGACCTGGGGGCGTATTCTCTAACTTCAATCCAGACTTTGATTACGACAAGCCAGTTGCAGAAACTACTGATTTTTACAATATGTTTGCACGTATCGTAGATGAAGCAATCGACTATTATCACCTTGATGGTGTTGATGACGACACGATGATTAACATGACAAAGAACTTAAGTGACAAACAGTGGATATATAATGACAATCCACGTAGGATGGGGTACATGTTTATCCAAAGCTTGTGGACTGTTGTGATACCAACTTTTGCATTGAGTATGTACCAGAACTTGGTCATGAACCTTGCCAAGTATCCTAATATTACAAAACAAGTAAAAGAGGATAGATCACTCGTTTCTAAGTTTGCACGAGAGAGTATGCGCCTTGCACCACTAAAAGGTGGTATTCGTGATATAACAGAAGACATAGATTACCATGGATTTAAGTTTGACAAAAATGGTAGAATTCTTCTGTATACTTATGGGGCAAACCGCGATCCAAAATACTTTAAAAACCCATTAGAGTTTAGCCTTGATAGGGATGATGAGCCACTCCCAGTAACTCTTGCTTACGGACCTCATCACTGTACTGGGGACTTTCTTGTCAAGCATTTTCTTGAAATGATTATTAACAATCTGCTTGATAGGTTTGATAACTTTGAAATCACGAGAGAACCAGAACTACTACCTGCGATGTTTGGTTCGACTACCGTATATAAGGATTTGGAATTCAAGTTCTCATGATACGTACTAATCAACTACATGAAGTCACACCCCAACTATTAACCTTCATAGAAGAATGCGACAAACTTGGTTATAAAAACAACAACTCATTAGAAGTCATGAATTTCCAAAGAACCCTTGATGATGGTGGTGTGTGGTTCGAGACATCAGTTGATGATAAGATAGTGGGTATATCTGGTGTGCATGAATTTAGAGATGGTGTTAGGGCTTTATATAGAGGATGTCAATTATACTCAAGACCAAAGGGTTTGAGTAAAAACCATATGAACTGTTGGATGTTCTACTACCATCTTCCAAAGGTCATATATGCTACAAATGATCCGATATATATTACAACCAACATAAATAACGATGCAAGCGGCAAGATGGGAAGACTTAATAAGTTATATTACATCCTTGAAAGAAATGGTTTAGTAGATTTAGTAAGCACTGAAGAAGTGTTTGGGGTAGATCAGAATATTTGGTTGTTGAATGAAGATAGATATTTGGAAGTGAGGGGTGAAGAATGAAAATTGCTATATTAGGTGCAGGAAGCGCTGGCATCTTAACCACCGGCTGTATTCTAAAAGATTTTAAAAATAGGGGTGTTGTTTGTGAGGTAACTCATATTTACGATAGCAATAAACCTATTCTTGGTGTTGGGGAAAGCACCACTTCTGAAGTAACATTTGCAATCGGTCAAGCCTTTGATTTTATATTTGCAACTGAAAACAAAGAACTCAACTCCACCACAAAATATGGTACACACTATATTGATTGGCGTGACAAGGATATTATCTTTCCATTCCAATCTGGTTATCATGCTATTCATTTTGATGCGCGTGACTTTGCTAAGATGGGATTGGAACGATTAGCAAAGATGTACCCAAACTATTGGCGTAAAGATGCTAATGTCGAATATGAAGACTTAGATGAATATGACTATGTGATTGATTGCCGTGGCAGACCAGAAGACTTTACTGATTATAAAGAGTGTGATTTAATTCTGAATTCCGCACTTGTATATGACGATCCAACGCCATCCGATTTTGGCTACACTCGCCATGTCGCACACAAGTATGGGTGGATGTTTGTTATTCCCCTGCAGCATAGAACATCACATGGTTTCCTATACCATAAAGCTATGTGTACACGAGAAAATGCAGAAAAAGAACTTATTAGAATTACTAATGCAACTGAAAAAGATATAGATAACTTTAGAACCTTTGATATGAAACCATATTATTGTAAGAAGACAATTGATGGTCGCATTCTTAAAAATGGCAATCGCGCTGTATTCTTTGAACCTATGAGTGCCAACTCATTATATATGGCAGTTAAGAATGTTGAAATTCACTCTCAATATATGCGTGGTGAGATTACCCAAGATAAGGCAAACGAACTCTGCATTTTAAACTATCGTGCTGTAGAAGATTTGATCAATCTAATTTATCATGGTGGATCGATTTATGAAAACCAGTTTTGGGAATTTGCTAAATGGAGAGCTACCGAAAATCTAAAGGAAACCGACGTTTTAAATAGATATGTTGCAAACCAAAACGATGAGATGTTCAAAACGATTACTGAAAGATTTATGGGTCATCACGTATTACGATACGTAGACAAAGAATTTGAGTTTGGTTACTTTAATGATTAGACAGTTTTACGATAAGTATGACAATGCTTACTTTAACGATGTCATTGAAAATGGAAAGATCATCTATACGTCAGGTACAAGTGGCGAACCAAAAGCAATCGAACAGACACCATCAAAGATAGCAATAGATGCGAAGAATGCTTGTGACGTGCAAGGCATAGACAATTCTAGTATAATATACACATGTCTAAGTCCAGAAAAAGCTGGGGGTTTATTTGCACAAACGATACCTGCGCTTTCTGTAGGTGCGACAGTTGATCTCGTAAGGTTCGATCCTTACGTTTATGTTAGAAATGTAGCTAAATATACACACAGTCACTTGACCCCCAAGCAAGCCAAGGGTGTGATGAAGACTAAAACATTTAAAACTCTTGATCTTGAAGGTCACGTTTTTCTAGTTGGATCAGAGCCTGTTACATATGATATAATAGAAGCGTTTGTTGAAAGAGGGTGTGAAGTTATACTTATATGGGGCATGACTGAAATAGGACCTAACGCAATTATGCATCGTTTTTCTGACATGAATGAAGTAGAATATGCAAAATCAATTACGCCACCCAACACTACTATTCTTGGGGACATAATTAATTGTTATTTCAAGATAATGGATCGTAGACATCTGTGGGTTATGAGTGATACGTGTGTTTATGATGATTGGTATGATACAAAGGATCAAGTGTTGGAAAGTGATGGTGTATTGTTTTACAAAGGCAGAGACGGAACTACAGTAGACTTTAATAATCCGAGAAAAGGGTAAAATGACATACGATGTAATCATCATGACTGAAGGAAGTGATCCTGTATTCAACGTGGCACGTGCTGTTGGCGGCTACAAGATTGCGTCTTACCTTAGAAACCAAGGATACTCTGTATTTGTCCTAAACAACTTCTCTCACTTCGTTCAAAAGGGAAACATCAACGAAATTCTTGATAAGTTAATTGGCGACAACACATTATGGGTTGGGTTTAGCTCTTCTCTATTCATGAGAAAAAGTAAGGATGTTTACAATAAACGCCATACTCGTGACAGCGCAAGACAGAACATCCTTTGGCGTTGGCCTATCAGCGATGAAGAAGTCAAGGATATGACTGATTATATTCGCTCGAAAGGTGTCAAGACAGTCTATGGCGGTATGATGACTTACTATCGTGCGGCTGAAGTTCGTGAGAGCATTGATTACTTTGTTGTTGGTATGGGCGAAGCACCAGCACTTCACATCACAGAACATCTCAAGAACGGAATAGAACTCAAGTACAATAAGGAATATGGAGACTACCCATACGTTATTGACTATGACCAGAAAGGTGCTTTGTTTGATTTCAGAAACGAACGTGTGAACTATGTACCAGAAGACTTTTGGAATGCTGAAGATGCTATGGGCATTGAGTTTGGTAGGGGTTGTATATTCAAATGTAAGTTCTGTGCATATCCCCTTATAGGTAAAAAGAAAGGTGACAACTCTTTTCTCAGGAATAAAGAATGCATTAAGGCTGAACTACAACAGAACTATGATCTGTATGGTACTACGAAGTACGTTATTATTGATGACACGTTTAACGAACAAACAGTAAAACTAGAGGCTATTGCTGAGGCTATAGAAGAACTGAACCTTCCAGTCAAGTTGCAGTTCTCTTCTTTCATTCGCATCGATCTTATAGCGGCATTCCCACAACAGTTAGATTTACTTAAAAGAATTAATGTGTGCGCGTGGTTTCTTGGTGTCGAATCTCTTAATTATGAGTCAGCCAAATCAATTGGCAAAGGCTGTCCAAAAGAGAAAGTGTTTGAAACGATTGAAAAGTCAAAAGAAGTATTCGGTGGATCGTTAAGTGTGTATGGAAGTTTCATTGCTGGATTGCCACACGACAATAGAGAAACAATGGATGAATGGACTAAGGAATTATTTGAAAGAAAGGATTTGTTTGATGCTTATTCTTTCAGTCCTCTTGAACTTGGTACTGCATCCGAATTATCCAAAAGATCAGATTACTTTGGTTATACCATTGATCGTCAATCTAATATGGAAAACAAGTGGTCTAACCAATACTGGACAAGTGATGAGGTTGTTGAGTACGTAAAAGACTTGCAAGAAGGATATTTTGATGACATAAAAGTGTCTACATTTTTCTTGATGTTCTACCAATGTCTTGGATTTGGATTCGAAGAGCTACGTAAAATGACGTTCACAGAGTTGTTTAACAATCCTACAGTTAAAAGAAGGGCGCGTCAATACCTACACAATAGCTATTACTCAAAGGTTGAGAAGTTCTTGGGTGTTGAGAAGAAAGAACCTAACATAAAATATATGAAGAACCTACCAGTTACTCAAGAGTTAAAAGATGCTTTGATAACAGAATACCACGAGCATAAAGATAAGTCTAAAGCATTTACTGCTTCTAACGAAACAGAAACGAAGACACTTGAAATGCTACAAGTGATTAGATTTGATGATGTGGAAGACTGTGAGGTTGCGAACGAGGTTGCGTGGCAAGTGGCGTCTATCGTTGGGTGTGAAGTATTCCCACGATATTATCACCAAGAAGCTGGCAGTAACCTTGCTCCCCATCGTGATCATGGCACGGCAACTGCGATAAATATAATTCTAAACGGTTCTGGTCCTATTACATGGGACGAAGACATTGATGTTTATTACGAATGTGCTTTGTTAAACGTACAACAAATGCATAGCGTACAAAGTGAAGATGATAGAATATTTTTGAAACTAGCAATCTTTGATAAGAGTTATGATGAAGTCCTAGCGGCTATTGAAGGAAAAGAGAGTGAGTTATTTAATAATGAAATATTATGAAAATATAGATTTGCCACAGTTTAATGGGTTGATGGAAGAACTTGATGTGTTGAATTTGGGGTGGACTAAAGCTTCAAACCCTCTTAGTGCAGATCAAATTTGTTTGAATGCGGCTCCAGGATATACGCATGATTTTACATTTGGTGCTGGATATTTTGCAGATAAGGGAAAGTCTGACTTCTTTATCAGGTTAACACCGAATGGTGATGAGAGAATACCAATGTCACCCAAGTCTGTATATGATTGGGAGTTGTGCGATGTATTTAAGGGTACGTCCTTTGAATTGGCATACAACGCTATAGAGACGAAATATGCTGTTGGTCGAGTTCGTCTTATGAAATCCAAACCATACACTTGTATGAATTGGCATATTGACCCAATCCCAAGATTGCATTATCCGATACAAACAGACGAAGCCTGTCTTATGATTATCGAAGA